ACGACAGCGATGACCGTTATGAAGGTATGTTAGTTGTACGCAGTGAACTTAAATCAATGTGTTCACATCATCATCAGCCTGTAGTAGGTACTGCATATATTGGAATTATTGCCGCAGAAAAACTAATTGGTTTAAGCAAATATACACGTATAGCACAATGGTGTGCAAGACGTGGTACACTGCAAGAAGAACTTGCAAACGAAATTGCTAAACAGATTCAACTTGCAACTAATGCAGAACACTTAGGTGTGTATGTACAAGCTACACATGGTTGTTGCGAAAATCGAGGCATTATGGCACATTCAAGTTTAACACAAACAGCAGTATTGCGTGGTGCGTTTAAGGATGACGCAGGCACAAAGAAAGAATTTTTTGACAACATTAAACTACAACAGGAGTTTGCTTGCTAATGGAACCAGTAGATGTAAGTCGTAAGCATTTTTATATTAGTTTAATAAAAAGTGGCTTACGTATCGCAGGATGCGTAGCAGTATTACTTGGTGCAAACATTATGTGGCTGCCAGGCACGTTCTTAGTAGCAGAACTACTAGGCATTGTAGAGGAGTTATAATGAAGTTAAGATATTCAGAAGCATTTTATTCAGTACAAGGTGAAGGCAAATTTGTCGGAGTTCCTAGTTTATTCTTAAGAACATTCGGTTGTAACTTTCGTTGTATGAACTTTGGCTTAGGTAAAAACGAGCCAATGCGTGACGAAAAACAAAAAGCAGGCATTAGATACAATCCAGAAGTTAAAGATCTTATTGATGCCGGAGTTCACAAGACTACAGAAAAGTTTGAGGACTTGCCTATCATTCATACAGGTTGTGATACATATGCAAGTATCTATCCTGAGTTTAAAGACTTCAATAAACTTGCAGAAGTAGATGAAGTAGTAGAACATATTATTAGTTTACTTCCTGAAGGCAAGTGGAGTATGGATAACGGTCAAGATGTTCACTTTATCCTAACAGGCGGTGAGCCTTTGCTGGCATGGCAAAAGCTCTATGTTGAATTATTTGAACATCCAAAGATGGGAGATTTAAAACATGTCACTATTGAAACAAATACAACACAATCTTTACACGAAGATTTTAGAAATTACATCGAAAATCAAGATCGTATTCAGTTCACGTTCTCATGTTCACCCAAACTTAGTGTTTCGGGAGAACCTCGAGATACTGCTATTAAGCCTAATATTGCTAATGACTACTTTAATACTAATAACAGTGACATGTATCTTAAGTTTGTTGTTGCCGATCAAGATGATGTGGAAGAAGTTCAAAGAGCAGTTCGAGACTACAGAGACGCCGGTGTTGAATGTCCAGTCTACCTTATGCCGCTGGGTGGACGCAGTGAAGAATATATTCTCAACGAAAGACAAGTCGCAGAGCTCTGCATGGAACAAGGATGGCGATTCAGCCCAAGAATGCACATCGGACTCTTTGGAAATGCGTGGGGGACTTGAGAATGCATTTGATGAAGAAGAATTTGTTGAAGATGAACAAAAGAAAAGAAAACACAAATCTAAAACGCTCGAAGATCGAGTTAGGGAGGCAGGCATATGAAAGAGTTCTTTAAAAAGATAACAGGACTTGATAAAGTAGAAGCTGAAAAAACTGCTTTAGAAAAAGAACGTAAACGAGTTAGTAAACTTAGTCCGGAAGAAAAACGTCGAGAAGCACTCGAAAAAGAAAAAGAAGCGGCCACTAAAGCAGGTGAACCGTGGGTTGCTGTACTTGATACACAAGTTAATCCAGACAACATTCGAAACGGATTCTTTGAGCTTGATTGGAACAACGAGTTTATTGAACAATTGATAGATGCAGGCTACAGTGGAGAATCAAATGAACAAATTGTAGATGCTTGGTTTAGAACTATTGTATCGCAAATGCTTGAAGATGAAGGTCAATCAACTGATCGTGGCATGGGTCATATTAACGTAACTCCAATAGATAAAAATAAAAGTTCGGTATCATGATTTTGAAGAAACTTTTTGGATATATTCCTGTTTTTAAATTTGACAAAAGCAAGCATAGACAGTATACTATTAAGTATGAAGATTTATGTCAGTGAGGACAAATGAGTACATATATTTTAGTAGACACAGCAAATACTTTCTTTAGAGCTCGACACGTTGTACGTGGCGATCTTGACACGAAAGTAGGCATGGCGCTACATATTACACTAAACAGTGTTAAAAAGGCTTGGACAGACTTTAATGCAGATCATGTTGTGTTCTGCTTAGAAGGTCGTAGTTGGCGTAAAGACTATTACGAGCCATACAAGCGCAATAGACAAGAAACTCGTGATGCAATGACTCCTGCACAGCAAGAAGAAGATACTGTGTTTTGGGAGATCTTTGACGAGTTTAAAGACTTTATTGGTACAAAGACTAACTGTACAATGATGCGTCATCCGCAACTTGAAGCAGATGATTTGATTGCAGGTTGGGTACAGAATCATCCTAATGACGATCATGTTATTATTAGTACAGATGGCGACTTTGCACAACTTATTGCACCTAACGTTAAACAGTATAATGGCGTTAATAACACAATTATTACACATGAAGGTTACTTTGATGACAAAAAGAAACAGCCTGTGATTGATAAAAAGACAGGAGAGCCTAAAGGTGCTCCAGACCCACAATGGCTACTATTTGAAAAATGTATGCGAGGTGATACAAGTGACAATGTTTTCTCCGCTTATCCGGGTGTTAGAAAGAAAGGTACAAAGAATAAAGTTGGCCTACTGGAAGCATATGACGATAAGGCCACGAAAGGTTATAACTGGAATAATCTTATGCTACAGCGTTGGGTTGATCATAATGGCGATGAGCACCGTGTTTTGGACGACTACAACCGCAATGTAACACTCTGTGATTTGTCTGCACAGCCTACAGACATTAGAGAGATAATTGATAACACTATTGCAGAAGTTGAACCTAAAGACATTACACAAGTTGGTATGCGTCTTATGAAGTTCTGTGCTAAATGGGATATGCAACGTATTGCAGACCAAGCGGCACAATATGCACAACCCTTACAAGCGAGGTATCCTAAATGATTAAAGCAAAAGAAGTATTAAAAAATAAGTTCTGGATTGTTGAACAAGATAACCAAAAAGTCGGTACTCTATCCTTTAATGAAGATCAGTATATGCTTAGTGACGCAAGCGGTACACGGTTTTTAACAAAAAATCAACTAACAAAAAGACTTGGCGGGAAAGTAGATTGGCAAAAACTAAACATTGTTGAAACACATATTAAAG